GCTAGACGCTGACCTGCAACTATACTCGAAGACCATGTTACATGACTCGCTTTTCGAGTTTAGCTCGTCCATACAGCAGGCGGCGGCGGCAGAGGCAGGTATCACTAAGTTTCGATACGAAGGTGATACTATTGAGACGACACGGCCTTTCTGTCAGAAGCACGTAGGTAAGGAATACACGACAGATGAGATTTATGAGATATGGGATGACTCGTGGAAGGGCAAACGCTCGGGCGACCCGTTCCGTGTAAGAGGTGGTTACAACTGTCGGCACTGGTGGGTGCCTGTACCTGAATAGGAGATAGCTATGCCGTACCACAAGAAAGACAAACGCAAGAAAAAGCGCAAATCACGCTAGTTTGATATAATTAACCCACTCGAAAGAGGATTCGTAACATGAGCGATGAAGTCATGGTAGACGCGGTCACTGAAGCCGCAGTGGAAACGCCAGAAGTTCAGGAAACTAAGACGTTCACACAAGAGGAACTTGACCGAATAGTGGCCGACCGTGTTGCCCGTACAAAACGGCAATATGACAAGCGACTAGAAGGTATTGATCTCGACGAGGCGAAGTCGCTTTTACAACGTCAGCAAGAAGCTGAAATTGAGAAGCAGAAAGAGCGCGGAGAGTTCGAGTCGATTCTAAAGCAGACCGTCGAAAAGAAAGATCAGGAAATTAGGACGTACAAGCAACGTCTCGAAAGCCAATTAGTCGATGGAGCATTGCTATCGGCGGCGAGTAGAAACAACGCAGTATCGGCAGAGCAAGTCGGTCAGTTGTTACGTGGTTCGGTTCGGCTGTCTGAAGACGGCACCGCAGAGGTTTACGATGCGAACGGGACGCCACGCTATAACGACAAGGGCGATCTGCTAACGGTCGATGAGTTAGTCTCTGACTTCCTGACAACAAACCCGCACTTTGTCAAAGCGTCATCAGGTGGCGCAGGTTCACAAGGCGCAGTGGGTGGAGGCTCTACGAGTAAGCCATTAACTAGCTCGGATATGCTCGCTATGGGCGAAGAAGGTCAGAGGCTTTATCGAGAGTTAAAGATCGCTGGCAAAATCTAATTTACTATTTGAGGCTTTAAATCATGGCTAACGAAACAACTTCAACAACATTGGACGATCTGTTCGCCAATATAATTCTCCAAGCGCGCTTCACAGCCGAGGAGCAATCACTTATGGCTGGCCTTATCACTCGTTACGATATCGGTAACGTAGCTGGTAAGACTATTCAGGTTCCTAAGTACCCAGCAATCGCGGCGGCTGACCTCACTGAAGGTACAGACATGGGCGCGACTGAAGTATCAACCACAAGCGTTACTGCTACTATCGGTGAAGTAGGTGCGCAGGTTGTTCTCACTGACATGGCTACTATGGGCGCAGGCAACCCAGCTCAAGAGCTTGGTACTGTTCTCGGTAACGCAATCGCTACTAAGATGGACAAGGACATCATCGCGTTGTTTGATGGCTTCTCTGCGTCACTCGGTGCGGCGGCTCAAGAGATCACTGTAGCTGACCTGTTCAAGGCGGCGGCAACTCTCAGAAACAATAAGGTAACTGGCCCAATGGCGGCGGTTGTACACCCATACCACGCTTACCAGTTGTCAGCGAACCTGACTAACACCTTTGCAAACCCCAACGGTGGCGATGCTCAAAACGAAGCAATGCGCAACGGCTTCGTCGGCTCTATCGGCGGCATCGACGTATACCAGTCAGCTAACATCACTGTTGACGGTAACGGCGACGCAAAGGGCGCTGTCTTTGCTCCTGAGTCACTGTGTATTGCTATGAAGCGTGACTTCAACCTTGAGACAGAGCGTAATGCTTCACTCCGTGCATTCGAGCTGAACGCAACTGCCGTTTACGGTGTTGCAGAGCTTGATGACAGCTACGGTGTTGAGATGTTCTTCGACGCTACACTCTAAGACGTACACGCCCCTTCGGGGGCGTTTTACTCTGAGGATTTTATGGCAGTCAATTATCGCGGTGAGAGATTTGAAGATTACAACGTGGCAAAGCGTACGCCACGGCACCCGTCTAAGTCTCATGCGGTTCTGGCTCGCTACAAAGGTGCAATCAAGCTAGTTAGGTTCGGCGCTAAAGGCGCGAAGACTTACCCGCCCAAGGATGGGGAGTCTGCACGCGACAAGGCTATGCGAGCGGCTTGGTACGCACGACACGAAAAGAATCTACGTAACGCGACGCCATTAGATGCAGTCTATTGGTCCGCCAGAATTAAGTGGTGATTACATGGCGTTTAGCACTGACAGCAATCTAACCGAATTAGTCCCCGACATCTTAGACTTTGGCATTACTGCGTTCACCGACGAACACGCACGAGCACAGGCAGATGTTGAGCGTGAGATACGCAATCGCTGGTGGCACCGTAAGGGCATCGCTGGCGAAATGAACGCGAGCTACCTAACAGAGTCACAGTGGACACGCGCCACGTCTTACCTTGTACTTTGGAAGTATGCACTTCCTCAGCTTACCAATTGGGTAGACGACGACCGATTCTTGCAGATGATTGACTTCTACAAGGCGCGTTACGGCGAGGAGCTAGACGCAGTATTTCAGGATGGTGTTGAGTACGACGCAGATGACGACGGCACTGTCACTGACAAGGAAAAGGAAAGCATTCCGCTTAACCGCCTAGACCGATGATTACCATAAACATAGACACAAAGCCCCGTGACCTCCGCAAGATGGTGGAGAAGCTAGGTCGCACGTTTACAAAGAACCATAAGCGAGCAATGCGCAGAGCGGCGGCTGAAGGCGTCAACAGGATCAACAAGCGCACAAACCTTGGCCTTGATGTTAAAGAGCAACCGTTCCGCCCCTACTCAGACGCGTACAAAGGGTTTCGCGCGAGCAAGGGTAGACCAGTAGATAAGGTTCGATTGATTTTTACAGGGCGTATGCGGGGGGCTATGACCTCGGGGCTACAAGGGCAAGACGGTTTAATATTTTTCAGTAGCAGAGCGGAGTCTAAGAAGGCGGCGCAGAACAACCGAACGCGTGAGTTCTTTGGACTTAACAAGTCAGATCGCCGCGCTATACGTGACGTTTATTTTAAGGGGCTTAAGATATGAGCGTTAGAGAAAACATCGCCGCCAATATTGTGACGGCACTAACTGCTATCTCGACCCCCAACGTCAAGAAAGTGACACGCGAGCCTTTTGATTTTAACAAGCTATCGAACGCACAGTTTCCAGCGATATTAGTACGTACAGCAAACGAGACGCGTGAAGATGCCAGCATGGGCGGCAGTTCAACTAGCAGGCATGGCACGATTGACTATGAGCTGGTTTGCTTTGTTAAGCACAAGAACATCGACACAGCCCGCAACCAGATTGCAGAGGCTATCGACGAAAAACTTGATGAAGATAGGACGCGTGGCGGTTACGCGGTAGACACGCAGGTTATCAGCGTCGAGGTGGATGATGGTACAATAGACCCTATTGGCGGCGTCATTGTCACCGTACAGATTCTTTATTCATATACACGCGGTGACGCGTAAGGGAGAAAATTCATGACTACACATAAAGGCTCAAGCGGTTCGGTAAAGGTTGCCGCTAGTGGAGGAAGTGAGGCGGTTGTCGGTGAGGTGCGCTCATACAGCATCGACGAGACTGCGGACACAATCGAAGATACTGTGATGGGTGACACTGTTAAGTCTTACCTTTCTAGCCTCAAAGACGCGACTCTAACTATCGACGCACTTTGGGACGACGCAGACGCACAGCACTTGGTGCTTGATTCTGGCGCGGCTATCGACTGGGAAATTCACCCAACAGGAACAGGCGGCGGCGAGAAGTATTATGCAGGCGCTGGGATCGTTACCGCTAAAACTATTTCGGCGTCATACGATGGTCTCGTTGAGGCGTCGTTTTCGGTGCAGGTATCAGGCGCAATCACAGAAGCGTCTAACTAATGGGTCTCGCTAAAGAATTGCGGGCGCGTCGTAAAGGCTCGCGCCGCAAAATTAGCGTTGCAGAATGGGGGGACGGTGACGGCGATTTCGTTTTGTTCTGTCGCCCCCTTACCTGCTATGACCTTAATGAGTTGCAGAAGCGCCACCCTCAAGTAATGCAAAACCCTAGCATTGCCGCAATGGTTGACCTGATCCTTATGAAAGCTGAGAGCAAGGACGGCGAAAAGCTGTTTACCTCGGCTGAGGATCGCATCGACTTAATGGGGGAGGAGACAACCGTTGTCTCTCATATTGCTAACGAGATGTTTGGCACTATCGAGGGGTTTGAGGATGTCGAAAAAAACTAAAGTCCGATCAGTCTCGGATGAACTTAATTGCCTTGGCTGATCGGTTACACAAGACCATTGAAGAAGTAGAGCAGATTACGGTTACTGAGTTCCATGAGTGGCTCGCTTACTTCAAGATCATGAGCGAGTCGAAAGATGGCAACTGAAACCGTAAGCATTGTAATCAAGGCGTTTGACCAAACGCAAAAAGCATTGCGCGGCATACAAGCCGCCTTTGGCAAACTCTCTAAAGTTTTCTTCAGCTTTAAGACCGCGCTAGTTGCCGCAGTAGGCGCTGGCGGTCTCGGTCTGCTAGTAAGCAATTCACTGAAAGCAACAGATGCGCTTGCAAAGACAGCGGGGAAGATAGGCACCACCACCGAAGCCTTAAGCGCCCTGCAATACGCGGGGCAACTAACAGGCGTTGAAGTCAACACGATGAACATGGCGCTTCAGCGGTTTACCCGTAGAGCGTCAGAGGCGGCTGTCGGCACAGGTGAAGCCAAGGGTGCTTTGCGTGAGTTAGGTGTAGATGCTAGAGAACTAGTGCGGCTACCCCTAGACCAACGTATGCTTGTACTTGCGGATGCGTTTGAGGGCGTACAAGGCGAGTCTAATAAGTTACGTCTAGCGTTTAAGTTATTCGACTCAGAAGGTGCGGCGCTCGTTAACACTTTGGGTCAAGGTCGAGAAGGCTTAGCGCAGATGCTAGGCGAAGCACAAACGCTTGGCTTAGTAATGACCAGCGATGCGGCGGCAGGTGTAGAGTCTGCTAACGACGCAATAACACGCATGATGAGCGTATCGAAAGGCTTGGTTAGTCAGTTTACAGCCGCACTTGCGCCAGCTATTGAATTTGTTGCCAACAGCCTTACGACTTTCTCGCAAAGCCTCATGGCCTCAGAAGGTGGCGCTAGAGAGTTTGCAATCAATTCAGCGGCGGCATTTTTAGAGTTTGCATCATCTGCACTGCACAACTTCGAGAAGTTTGTAAACGGCGTAATCATCGGCTTCAACATGATTATTGGTGCCGCGAATCTGTTTTCTCCTGTTATATCGGGCATTAACTTTTTGTTTGACGCGCTGGTTGAAGGAATTAAAGGACAGATCAACACGATAATCTCGTTTACTCAGTTGATAGATAAGGCGCTAGAGCGGTTTGGCAAAAAGCCAATATTCAACCTTGAGCAGTTTAATCTTGAGCCTGTCACGTTCGCTTTACAGACGTTTGAGAAAATAGATCGTGTAGACTTCAGCGGGACTGTAGGCGGACTGCGTGGCATTGCTGACTTAGTACGTGAAACGGCAGAGGTAGCCACGACCGCAGGCGAAGCGATACAAACAATGGCCGCACCGCCTAGTCAGTTCGAGGCGTTTATCGACCGTCTCAAGCAATCACGGACTCAAGCTGATGACCTGCAAGACGGCCTGATTAAGCTAGCAAATCAAGGCATTGACGGGCTTGGAAAATCATTTACAGCGGCAATCACTGGCGCACAGAAGTTTAGCGACGCGATTAAGTCTATGGCTAAGTCAGTCATCGACAGCCTGATTCAGATGCTTGTTCAGAAGTACATCGTCGATGCGGCGTTTGGTGCGATTACAGCAGGATTTGGTGGTGGTGGCACTACAGCGTCAGGGGGCGGCGGTGGTGGCGTTACGTCGGTCACTGGCGCTTTAGCTAAAGGCGGCGTAGCAACAGGTGGCAACCCTTACTTGGTAGGAGAAAAGGGGCCAGAAGTATTCGTGCCAAGTACGACAGGGCGCGTTGTGCCTAATGACCAGCTCGGTGGTGGCGGCGTGGTAGTTAATCAGACGATCAACGTCACGACAGGCGTACAGCAAACCGTACGTGCCGAGATCGCTAACCTACTGCCACAGATTAGTAATGCCGCGAAGTCAGCGGTCGCAGATGCTAGAATGAGAGGCGGTGGCTTCAGTAAGGCAATGGTGGGTGCATAATGGCGGCGTTTCCAAATATAGGCTTTACCTCGATGACCATGCGGCTACGGTCTGCAACGGCCATTAGTCAGTCACCCTTTACCTATGACCAACAGGTTTATCAGCATCAGGGTGTAAGGTGGGAAGCAGAAGTAACATTGCCACCATTGAAGCGCGCAGAAGCCAAGCAGGTAGAGGCGTTCTTTGCGTCTCTAAGGGGTCAAGCTAATACCTTCACCCTTGGCAACCCCTTGCACGATACGACGGCTACAGGGACAGGCACGGGCGCTATAAACGCAACTACGCTTACGGGCACGTTTACAGGCGCTGTTGCTGGCGATTATTTCCAAATTGGCACGGCGCTGTACATTGTGACAGAGGCAACAAGCGGCACATCTATCAACATTATGCCACCGCTCAGAAGTGCGGCGTCTAGTGCGAGTATGACTTTTGATCTGCCAAAGGGGACATGGCGTTTAGCTACTAATGAGATCGGATGGAGTATTAATCAGGCTAGTTTGTACGGTTTCACTTTTGCTTGTGTTGAGGCTATATGAGCAGGGTGCTATCGAGTGGGATGGAGTCGGCTGTCGAAGCCGATTTGGTGCGCCCAATTGTATTGGTGCAACTTCTATTTGATGACGTTTATGACGACGAGACGCCACCAAACCTAATACACACGCAGTTGTATTTGTGGAATGGCATCGGCAACTTGGTTGTTGGCGGAATCACTTATGTCGGCGCAGGCACTCTGTTGTCGATTGGGGAAATAGCGGAAACGTCGGAGCTACAAGCCAACGGAATGACCGCAACCTTGTCAGGCATCACTGACCCGTTACTCGCTAAGGCGCGTGACGTTGATTACCAAGGCCGTGAGCTAAAAGTATTGCTTGGTGCTATGGATGCAAGCAATGGTGTAATCAGTAGTCCTGTGACCGTGTTTAGCGGGTTCATGGACACGATGTTGATTAATGACTCTGCCGAGACCGCTACGATACAAATAACCGTCGAGAATCGGCTGATCGAGTTTGAGCGCACGCGCATACGTCGTTATACCGCAGAAGACCAGAAGATTGACTACCCCAATGACAAGGGGCTGGAATTCGTTGCGGAGATGGCAGAGAAGGAAATCGTGTGGGGCCGTAGCTTTGAGGGAGGCTCGGGAAGCAATGGCGTTAGAAATGATGGCGGCAGAGAAGACCCAGGAGACTTACCGTAATGAAATTTGCAATCGAAAACTTAGCAAAAGTCAGGCGTGAAATTGAGCCTTTACTAAAGCAACACTATGATGAGATCGCGCTCAACAAAGACATCATCAAAATGAATCCTGACTGGGAAGCGTATGCGCGGCTCGACGCCGTCAATGCGTTACGAATTTACACAGCTAGAAAAGACGATCAGTTGATGGGCTACTTTGTGGTCATCGTTAGCAAGTCGCTTCATTATCGCGACCACTTGTTTGCTAACAACGACGTTATTTTTCTAACTAAGCCTGCGCGTAAGGGGCTTACAGGCGTGAAGCTAATCAAGTACGCCATAGACTCACTAGCGGCTGAAGGCATTACTAAGCTACATATAAATACCAAGGCGCATCAGCCATTCGACGCAATCCTTGAGCGATTGAACTTTGAAGAAATTGAGCGCGTTTACTCTTTAGTTCTGAGGTAACGACATGGCTATTTCGGCAATTGCGGGGTTAGCGTCTATAGGTTCGGCGATGATTGCCGCAGGGGCGTTTTCAATTGGCTGGGCCGCCGCCGCAGGTGCTTTTGCGTTAGGCGCTGGCCTGTCGATGGTATCTCGTGCGCTGGCACCTAAGCCCAACATTGGCGCTCAGATGCGAGGTATTACACAAACAAGCCGTGAGCCTGCAAGCAGTCGCAAAACCATCTACGGCAGAATGCGTGTCGGCGGTCAGGTCGTATTTATTTCGCACTCAGGCGATGACAACAAGTTTTTAAACATGGCTATTGTGTTTGCGACGCATGAGATACAAGCCTACGACGAGATATGGTTTAACGACAATAAAGTCTGGGACACTACAAACGGCTTTATTGATGATTGGGGTACGTATGTCACTATCGACCGCAAGTTCGGTACATCAGGGCAGGCGGCCTCAACACAGCTTACGGGTGCCAACGTGCTTTGGACAGCTAATCACAAGCTGTCAGGCATTGCCTACATTGCTTTTAAATTAAAGTGGAACGCGGATAAGTTCCCTCAAGGCGTCCCGAACATCACCGCAGTAATACGCGGCAAAAAGGTATACGACCCTCGTGACCAGTCTATCGGCTACAGCCAAAACCCTGCGCTGTGCTTGCGTGACTACATGCTTGATCAAAGCTATGGCCTTGGCGAGGTAGCGGCAAACATTAACAACCAATCAGTGATAGACGCGGCGAACCTATGTGAAGAGCAAGTCACGCTAGACGCTGGCGGCACTCAAGACCGTTATCAGTGCAATGGCGTCATTGATACTGCCAACCAAATCAAAGCCAATATCGAGCAACTGCTAGCCTCTATGGGCGGGCGACTGACGTACTCAGGTGGTGAGTATTTTGTAGATGGTGCAGAGTACAAAGCGCCAACGCTTACGTTTACCGAAAGCGATATTGTCAGCGATATACAGACGCAAACTAAGCAGTCGCGCAGAGGGATTTATAACGGCGTTAAAGGTATTTTTGTATCGGAAGAAAAGAACTTCAAGGTTCTCGATTACCCTGCTCAGATTAGCTCGACGTATGAAACAGAGGACGGCGATCCTATCTACTTAGATATGGCTTTGCCGTGTGTGACTAACAACACGCAGGCACAAAGACTAGCCAAAATCGCTCTGCTGAAGTCGCGACAGCAAGTTGTTATGACAATGACGACAAACCTTAAAGGTCTGAGAGTCAAAGTCGGCGACACGATACAAGTCACTAATGATCGACTTAACTATAGCTCTAAGGTGTTTGAGGTCATCGACTACTCACTAGCGATTACCGATGGCGCATTAGGCGTAAACCTTAGTTGTATTGAAACGGCATCCGCTATTTACGACTGGACAACTAGCGACGAAGAGGACTTTTTAAGCGGTGGAGAGCTGGCGCTGTACGACGGTCGCACAGTCGATAACGTCACGTCAGTTGGACACACGCCGATTGGCTTGAAGGGGCCAGATGGCAAGTTAATTACTTCCGTAGACCTTGCATGGACAGCGCCAACAGACGCGTTTATTGAGTTCTATATTGTTACTGTAGAGAAAGACAGTGACGGCAACGTCTTTGAGTATCAGACACGGGAGCCACGTCTGCGCGTTCCTGAGCTAACTATCGGTTCAGCATACGAGTTTATCGTTAAAGCCGAAAACCTCGTCGGAGTACGAAGCACAGGCACGACCTTAAATGTCGCAAGCCTTGCAGGTGATACGACTGCGCCTTCAGCGCCGACAAGTACAAGCGCAACAGGCGGCGTTAGGCAGATAACAGCAGAGTGGACAAACCCAACAGACGATGATTTTAAGCACGTTGAGGTTTACATTGCCGACAGTAATAGCATCCCTGGATCGCCTCACGGTGTCGTTAATGGCGAGGAGTTTGTCTATACGCTGGCAAGCAATGAGACCAGCGCGACGACTAAATACTTCTGGCTCAAGTCTGTTGATTACACGGGTAACAAGTCAGCCGCTACAGCAAGCTTTAACGCTACCTCAGTCGTTGCTAATACAACTGACGTAACCGATGACATCACCGACAAAGTTGATGAGATCATATCGACGCTAGATGATGATGCGGCAGGTGACGGCACAACGGACGACACGACAGCACTACAAGCGGCGTTTAACTCTGTATCGACATCGGGCCGCGTACTAGATGGCGGCAACAAGACTTATCTAATCACCACGACGATTAACGTCACGGGCGCGTTCTTCCGCATCAAAAACTTCAAGTTTAAGCTAGGTACGTCCTACACCGACCAAGGGCGTATTAACTGCGATGCTGGCTCTGGCACTACCAAGATGACCATTGAGCTGGATAACATTGTTATTGACGGTGGGCGCGGTGATTACAAGGTAGGTCGTGAGCCGTGGACTGTCGCCGTTTCTAACTTCTTTGGCTACAACAGCATACAGCCAGATCTAAGTGCGATAATTAAGGTCAATGCCTTCAACGAAAACACAGACGTGCGCGTCACTAACTGCCGCTTTGAGAACATTCACGCATTAGCGGCGGTACGCGTTAACTCTTATGGCACGACAATCATCCAAGACTGTGTGTTTAAAAATAACTCGTTTCAAAGCTTTGCTATTTTCCAGTCGGCAGATAGTGGTACGACGCAAGGCGGTCGCACACTAGTTTCAGATGTTTACGCAGAGGACATCGGTTTATTGCCTGACACATACGACGTTGATGGAGTACAAAAAACCTTTAGTGACAACTCAAGCACACAGACAGAAAGCCCGCAGGGGTCATTTAATTATGTTTGCTCCTTTGGCGAGTACAACATCACAAACGCCAGCGTTAAGAATTACGGCTCTTGTGGTGTCACTGCTGATCGCAACCTCATATTTAACGCCAGCAATATCACGATCACAAATGACTCAACACGCTCATTCAGCAACAACCCATCGGGCGCGTTCTGGTTAGAGGATTGTGAGATTGCCAACGTCACTAACCTGCACATTGACGTTAGCGCACGAGCTGGCATTGATACGACGGCACTCGATAACTCGCTGTTGCAGATTTACCTAACCGACAATACTAAGTGCTTTTTCAACAACGTCTTTATTCAGACATCGGCAACGACGGCCTACTTCAACAAGCTAATACGCGGGTCAGCTAAAGACACAACGCACTGCAATATTGAGAACTTCTACGTCTCGGGTATCTGCCGCAACTTGGATGATGGGGTCAGCTTCTTGCTATTGCCGAACTCGGCTATCGAGCATGACGTTCGGTTAGCGCACGGCTACATCAAGCACGGCGACATCAAGATCGAGGTGCCTTATAACGCCACTGTGCAGGACGTTTACCTTGAGGGGGCATCAGGTAACGGTGACGTTTTATTTCCGCCTGCGGGCAACCCAGGCGTCACAGGAAGCGTTGGCGATGCCACTGTCACTGGATGCTATATCGACGGCACTGTCAGCAACACAACGGCGTTTACAGGTAGCCTGAACATTATCGGCAACAAGTACATCGGCGCGGTTACATCGTCAGGATCGGGCAACACGGGCAAGTTTGTCGTTAGTGATAACGCTCGCATCGCTGGTGGCCTTGCGGTGACATGCTCGGGGCCGACAGGTAATTCAGCGGTAGAGATACGCGGCAACGCGTTAATTGAGGGCGTTACGCGGGTCGACGGTGCAAACAACGCCATAATTAGCGACAACAACACAGAGCGGCGGATTACGATAGAGGACGTACAGCACTTCCAGGTTGTCGGTAACACAGCAAAGACTGACACCGCAGAGTCTTGCATTTTTGTTAACCCAACAACCGCAAGCAACATTTTGGCGGGTATTATTAGCGGCAATAACTGCCTGATAAAAACAGGCACAAGTGGTGCGGGTTACATCACACTTGCTAGTAGCGTCACTAACGTAATGGAAGGCTTGAACAACAAGCTGATAGTCAACTGGTCATAAGGTAACGACATGGATTTCATCGACCACAGAAGCACGGCAAAGTTCATATTCAAGACTTCAGCGACTGATGAGAAGGCTCGCATTGATGACTCTGGC